AAATGGGCCCAAGTATCGTGCCTATGTACTCTTGGAGTATTCCGATAAGGAAGCAAACAAGATTATTATGAATCGACTCCGTAAGGACAGGATGCTTCTGTCAAAGATTCGTTCTACCAAAGCGTGGAAGGAACTTGATGAATCAGTCAACGAGCAACATGAGAATGATGCTATCGAATCAGAAAACAACATGAAGGTACTTACACAGTAATGCTAAAAGAACTACTTGTTTCGTTTATTACGGCGATCTCACCAGCAGAAGCATCACAATACGATCAACCGTATGATGCGTATCTAACAGATCAGGCGTATTGTCTCGCAGAGAATGTATATCACGAGGCACGAAACCAACCCGCCGCTGGACAAATGGCAGTGATGTCTGTGACAATGAATCGTGTTGCAGACCCACGTTTCCCTAACACTATATGCGAGGTGGTTCGTGAAGGGCCTCATCGTCCTAGTTGGAAGGGTACAGGTGAAATGATTCCTGTGCGTCATCGTTGCCAGTTCAGTTGGTACTGTGATGGACTATCAGATCGTATCCACGACATGGAAACATTTTCTGATATTTTTGAGTTTACAATGGGGTTAGTTGATGGTACAATAAAGGTAATGGATGTCACACAAGGTGCAACACATTATCATGCAGATTATGTATCACCAGCGTGGGCAAAGACTAAAACCAAAACCATAGAGATTGAAGATCATATCTTTTACAGGTGGGAGAAATCTGAATGAACATTTTCTATTTGAGTAACAATCCAAAGACTTGTGCCCAGATGCACAATGACAGTCATTGCAGTAAGATGATTATTGAGTACGCTCAATTGATGTCTACTGCACATCGTGTTCTAGATGGTACAGAGTACTATGACAGAACAAAGAATGGTAGACGTATCAAGCGATGGCGAATGGATGATGATGTTATGGAAACAACTCTGTACAAAGCATCACACATCAAACATCCTAGTGGTATCTGGACTCGTAAATCAAAACAGAACTATTTGTGGTTGTATGATATGTGGACTGAACTGAATACAGAGTTCATGTGGAGATACGAAAAGAATGTACCACATGAGAGTTATCGCAAACTGCATGAGGTTCTTGCAACGCCACCAAAACATATGTATGACAGTGGTTTCTGTGAACCGTTCCCAGCGATGCCTGATGATGTAAAGAATGAATCGTCAATCAAGAGTTACATGGATTACTATATAAAGTATAAGCAACATCTTGCTAAATGGAAAAAGAGAGGTATGCCTTTCTGGTACGAGGTAAACAATGTCGCATGATCCAAAAGACTATGATGGTAAAGGAAGAGCAGACTATTGGAATTACGAGAACCCATCCCTAAGAGCAGAAATAGGAGCGCTCAAAAGGGAAATAGAGGTGATGAGAATGGATGCTCATATGCATACACAAGCATATTACAAAGTCCTAAATAGAAATACAGAACTCATTGAACAAAATGAGAAATTGAAAAAACAATTGAATATACAGGAATAATATGCCAAATTATGATTTTCGGGATGAGGTAACTGGTGAGGTAACGACTCACATGATGAGTTATAAAGACTTAGATCAGTTCATAAAAGACAATCCCAAATTAACAAGAGTTATTACTGCGCCTGCAATCGTGGGTGGACTTGGTAGCGGTGGTGTAAAACCAGGCGGTGGTTTGGATGAAGTATTTGCTAAAGCAGCAGAAGCACATCCAGGCAGTCCACTTGCAGATAGGTATGGTAAGAAAACTATTAAACAAGCAAAGACCGATGCTGTTGTTGAAAAGCATCGTAAGAAGTGGAGAAGTAAATAATGGCAAAAGCAAAGGATATTCGCATTGACAATATGGTATCTGTCAGTGCAGTAACAGATAATCAAAAGAAAGCATTTGCTGATTACAAACTCGGCAAGAACCTTTTCTTGTATGGTGCCGCTGGTACAGGTAAAACCTTTATCACGTTGTATATGGCACTGGAAGAAGTTCTTAGAAACGAATCAAAATACGATACTGTGTATATCGTAAGAAGTGCAGTACCAACTCGTGAGATTGGATTCCTGCCGGGCGATGAAGAAGATAAGACAGCACTGTTTCAAGTACCATATCAAAACATGGTGAAGTTTATGTTTGAACAACCCAATGAACAGTCGTTCAATCTGTTGTATGACAGACTAAAGAACCAAGGTTCGCTAATGTTCTTGACAACTTCCTTTTTGCGTGGTATAACATTAGATAATGCAATCATCATTGTTGATGAGGCACAGAACTTGAACTTCCATGAACTGGACACAATCATTACTCGTGTCGGAATGGATTCAAAGATTATGTTCTGTGGTGATTTCTTCCAGACTGATTTGCAGAAGAATGTAGAGAAAGAAGGCATCAAACACTTTATGAGTATTCTTAGAGGTATGCAGTCATTCTCGACTATTGAATTTACACTAGGAGATATTGTTCGTTCTGGTATGGTGAAAGAATACCTTATCAGTAAAATTAAAAGAGAACAAGGCGATGATGATGGGATTGCGTAATGGGTAAAAAGAAACAAAGATCAAAACAAGTATCTAAGGGTGAACGCAGAAACGTAGCAAGAGATGTTGTGAAAGCGACTCGTAGAGATTATATGCAAAGTGACAAGAGGATTACAAATCAACTTGCCGCTTTTCTAAGGGGTAAGAATGTCATGTTGACAATTCCAAACCCAAATAAGAATGAAACGAATAAAAGGTTTATTCGTGTTCCTGCCACTGAACAGTGGCGCCGTGGTGGTAAAAAAGTTTAACAACAAAAGGACTATATTATGTTTAATCATGTACCAGTGGATATCCCAGAGGTATCTACAAAAACCGTAAAGCGAAAGCGATTCTATGTTACACCAACAGGATTGTATCCGTCTATTACTACCGTATTAGGTGTTCGTAAAGAGAAACAAAAGGGATTACAGGAGTGGCGTAATCGTGTAGGTAACGATGTTGCCAATCACATTATGCGTACTGCTGCCTCTCGTGGAACTGCCGTTCACCATATGTGTGAAGATTTCCTTAATAACAAGGAAGTCACTAAAGAGGGTAGAGAGTTTCTTCCTTGGTGTCTATTCACACAGATAAGACCAACTCTTGAAAAAAGCATAAATAATATTTTCGCACAAGAATGTGGTTTGTGGAGCGAGAAGTATCGTCTTGCTGGTCGAGTAGATTGCATCGCCGAATGGAATGGCGTGCCGTCTATTATTGACTTTAAGACTTCACGTTCAGAACGTAAAGATGAATATAACTTTGAATATTATATGCAGGCATCTGCCTATGCAGAAATGTTTGAGGAGCGTACTGGAATCGAAATCAATCAAATTGTCATCTTGGTCGTAACAGAAGATGGACTAGTTCAAGAATTCGTAAGAGAAAAACACGACTATCTAGAACCTCTTATCGAAACCATTGATATGTTCACAGAACAATGGGAAAAAGAAAATGAAGAACTCGATAAAAGTCCTGCCGTTATTGGCGCTCCTGTTTAGTGGGAGTGCCTTGGCAGAACCACAACTAAGACAAAAACCAGTGCAGTGTGGTACATTTCCAGAAGTGTACAATGCGTACATTGGGCCTAACAATCTAAAACCTCTGTTTACAGGGGTGGCAACTATTATGACCCAAACAGGTGATAAGATGCCAATACCAGTAATATTCTATGTCAACCAAGAAGATGGTAGATGGATGTGGATTGAAACAGATAAATCTGAAACCTGTGTCATCAACATCGGCGATGGATTCGATCCTAGCATCAATGAAGAAGAATTGATGCAAATGTTAATTCCAGAAACTACTTGACATTTGAATACCACTATGGTATAAATATAGTACAGTTTGTTGATACAAACCGAATACTAGACAGGACATGGGGGCAGTACCCATCGCCTCCACCATAACTACTCTTAGATGAGATAGTGAATCACTGCATGAGAGTAGTTATGATGGGGGCGAACTAGGATCGACTGATAGGGATAGGTAAGAGTAGAACTGTGGGATGGATGCCTAATAGTCCAAAACTTGTAAACGCAAACGATAATTTTGCAAATGATGGTTACGCTCTCGCAGCGTAATTAATCGGGGTTCGGTGAGTTCCTAGCAACAGAATACTCACCACTTATTTGGAGATAGTATGTATAAGGTGACAGGATATTTCAAAGATCACAAAGTGGTTAGACGGTTTGTTGACCTGTACGATGCTATTGATTTTAAGGATAGTGTGGATGCACATTATCCAGTGAAACTGACGATGGAAAAGGTAATTGATATGAGAGAATTTATTTATGATTCGTGGAACAGTGTGATGAACGCTGATAAGAATCCACTGAGACACATCCCAGACACTAACACCAGACATATGGTGCTACAGGTTCTTGCATGGATGTGGTGTATTGTATTTTCAATGTGGGTTGGCAGTTTTTGGATTATGGGTGCAAGTATGATTGCTCACGCATTTGTTCTTGCAGCGATTGTGGTTACAGTTGCAACCTTTGAAACTGCAAAACGCAGACCTACATTCTTTCAAGATTTTCCAACATCCACACCAAGTCGTAGTAGAATGTATATGTGGATGAATGGACAGAAGATTAAGTTAGACCCACAGGATAAAGGTGGTGAACACGAATAGGGTGATGCCTTAATACATCCGTGTGGATCAACGGTTAGTCCACAATCACACAGACACACACAAGGAGAAATATTATGTCTAACAAAAACCCTTTTGAACTACGGTTCGATGTTCTTAAAATGGCAAAAGAAATGATGGATCAGCAATATGAACTTGCTAACCAACAGTTCTACCAAATGGTTGACCAAGCAAGAGAACAGAATAAAGATATCCAAGATATCTTTGAGAAGTATACACCTAAAATGTATCAACCCAAAGAAATCATGGATAAGGCGGACGAACTCTACAAGTTTATAACGAAGAGAGATTAACCGCTTTTTCGCACCCAGCATTTATACGCTGGCTCTGCTCAATAAGGTAGGGGGAGAGAATATTCCTTTCGCTCTTCCCCTACCACTTAACAGGAGTTATATTATGAACCTAGAGGAACTAGCAGTGATGACACCAAAGAAGTTTGCAATCAAGATTGAAGAGATTGTTTCTAAGGGGGGTATCACATACATGGATGCAATCTTGGATTATTGTGAGAAGAATCAAATGGAGCCTGATGCAGTCGCACCACTCATCTCAAAACCACTCAAAGAAAAAATAGAAGCAGATGCAAGAGAACTGAACTTCTTGCCAAGAGTAGCAACTCTACCCATCTAAGGAGCAATCCAATGGAAGGTTGGCAAGCATATCAGATGTACCTTGGTCTAAAATTACATTTTACATCAGATTATGATTATAACCAGTACGGTGGCAAAACTCGTGCATCTAAATCGTCATTCCTCAAAAGAAAGGACAGATACTTTTTCGCTAGAGTTGCTAAAAAATATGATGACAAGACACTTGAATATTTTGTTGCTAATTTTGCTAAATCACCCAAAGGGTGGTTGGGAGATTTCAAAGAAGAAAATTATCTAGAATGGTCTAAGAACAAACAATCGTTGACGTATAACTTTATCACAGATATGTCATTAGTTTTTTCACAAGTATCACATTTTGATGATATTTTCTCTTGCCAAAACGGGCAACATCCTGTATTATTAAAGAACTTCCTCGCAAAGAGGATTAGTCTGGAAACGATGGTAATCCTACAGGGATTACTGAACTATGTGAAACAATGGGATAAGGAATTGAAAGATGATTTAGTATATCCAGATAGTAGACGTTTAATCGTCAAGTACGGCGCATTTCTGTCTTATGATAAACAGAAGTGTAAAACCCAACTTCTCAAACTGATTAAGGAGACTTTCTGATGACACAGGAAGAACTAATTCGGGAACGAGACTTTTACAAGGCAAAACTTGAGGAAGTGAATGCTAGAGTAAAAGTGGTGGAGTATGATAACGCTGAACTTATCAAGCGTGATCAAGACCTCACCAAGCGGATGTCAGAAATGGCAAATCGTGGAACATACCGACCTAAACCAAAACGGTTTAGTTAGGACATACTTCCTAGGCATGAAGATAAACTGCCTACTTTATAAGGATAGATAATGAAATACAAACAAATGTCACAAAATAGTTGGATAGTCGAAGTTCAAGAGAACGGTAAGACCAAAGAACTATTCATAGAATTCCCACCAGGCTCTATAGATCAAGTCGGTTGGGATATAGGTGATACAGTATTATGGGAAGAACTTCCTA